GGGAAAGCCAAGCCGGGGGCGAACCCGGCTACACATCGATACTTTGATGTGCTACAGCACTAAGAGCAGGTCAACCATCCTGCGCGGTATGATCTTATAGGGTCACGAGGTGTGACCCCTTCGATCTCTGGCACACGGCCCCCTTCGGGGGTGCCCGTGTTACCAGTACCGTATAGTGCACAAGCTAGGACTACTCCGGGCTTAAACAGGCTGAAAGGGACTGTAACAATGTCCCCAGGCACTGCGGCTCGGACGGCCCTGATTGAGTTCTTAACGCGGGCGCGCCACCAGGTTTCGTCTGATTGCCAGATAACCGCATCTCCAAGCCTAGAAGGGCCGAAGAAGTGTCGAAATGGCAAGATGACATTCCTGAGAGCGCGATTCCAAGCACGCATAGAGATAGAACCTCCCATAAGGAGGATTTTCTCACGATTTGTGCCAACCCGATTAACAACTCCGATACTACCTTTAACATTGGAAGGATCCTCCTTTATATAAGAACCACGAACGTCAACTCCATTGAAGTAGTCTCCGCCGCAGCTTTCTCTAAAAGGCGACCCCCCTGAGTACGATTTATCTGTATTCAGAGTGAATCCAAAATAAGATAGTATCGCGGTTAGACTCTTAACGACATCATCTGGAATGATGATATCGTCCCCGTAGACAAAGACGTCAATTCCTAGACGTCCAAGTTTTCCGTTAACTCGGCATGCGTAAATAGCCATAGCCGCGAAGAGAGTTGTCTCCAACTCAAAAGTATAACCGTTCCCCATACTCGAGAATTTTTCGAGTACAACATCAACCTTACGCCCATTCAAGGGTAGTCCACACGTCTTAGCGCTCCTAAGAGCGTCAAGCGGCATGAACCAAGCCGATGGTAAGAGGAGTTTCACTAAATTCCTGCTTACGGAGTCGCTTGCGTTTGAGAGATCCAGAGTAGCAAACTCTCGTGTCAGGGAAGATTCCCGAGCAATTGCCCGATGAATATCCTGAGCACGCGTCAAATCCCATCCGGCGCGGTCTTTGAGACGTTGCCGAATGATACTACCATAAGCTAATTGGTAGTATACGTTCAGTGAAGGTTCGACCGCGATAGGTCGATCAATAACTGACGTTTTAGGAACCGTTGTGAAACGATTTCCTGGGACGAAGACAAGATCACTCTCTGTTGCGGTATATCGGCCCCAAGCAGTTCCGAAGAACTGCGGAAGGAACCACACGCAATCAGAAGTGAGTGTAGGACTAGATGCAATTTTGTGAGGGACTGTTGTCTCCACACCGCGATTGGCAAACGTCGCTCCGGTACCAAACCTTCCTTCTACAAGAGAAGGAGGTCTAATTCCGATGAGCTCTTCAACAACTTCTCTCACTCCGGCGATGTGCCGGGCTATGAAAGGATCCACTTCCAGGTTGAGACCTGGTAGATAAGGAAATAGCCGCTGATTTGCTCGATAGCAACTCTCCTCGCTTTCAAACCACTTCTTTAACGCAGCAGCTTGTCTGTCTACCTTGATAGGCAGACAGTTAAGTTTCTTAACGAAACAGATTGCCGCATTGTTTCTGAAGTAATCTTCAGGCGTGAGGTAGTCCTCCGGTCGACAAGAAAGCCGAACCAAAGACTCCCAATCCCTGTAACGTGCCAAAATAGTGCACGCAAGGGACAAAGAGCTGTCAAGATCCTCCCATTGGGCAAGGATCACCTGCTCCAGACTAGCCGAAAGCTTTGCCACTGCACTTCTCCTTATTGGTTAGGTGCGTAACCGGTCTGCATAGAAGACTTAATCAAGGCGCTAGCAAGGATGTTACAACCTTGCGCAACCCCTTCATTAATCTCTGTGGGTGGTATCCCTTGCGGGACAGTCGCCACGCCTTCGATGACCAGCTTGTCAAGAGACGACCACCGGGTGGTGGTTGTATCTTGAGTCGCGTAAGGTCGCTCATAACGGAATGGGAGCTTCCGGGCGGTTTTAGGACCGTTCCAAAGACTCTTCAACCAGAAAAGAGCTCGAAGACCAACCGGTAGAGTGGCCGTCGCTCCCGTGTCCTGTCGCCAGGCTGCGGGGGAGCCATCGCTGCCGGCGCCTGTAAGGGCGTCGTAAACGATGTCAGTCGTACCGTCAGATTTCTTGACGGTGATATTAGCCATTGAGGGCATAATAGTCTACCTTAAGTGGTAAATGCTCAAAAAGAGCGTAGATTGTTAGCTAGCAAAGAAACTGCGTTAGCAGCCCGATACCAGCCCCAGGCTTTAGCCTGACGGAGCCCTAGTGACGGAGTAGTTAGATTCGTCACCCGGGAGAAAGAGTTCTGGAGATACTCTCCATACAAACCAGTAGTAGACCACTGGTACCTCTTCCGTTGAGTCACTTTTGTGGACGTATACTTGTAGGACAGACTAAGTCCGTAAAAGTCGCTACCCTGGCCCATAAACTGATCTAAATTAATAAACCAATTTAATACAAAAGACCAAGGCGCACGTTCCACGAGGAAAGATACTGGGTTGACAAGACCCAGTTGATTGGCCAGAAACAGATTTGGGTTAGAAACGTTAACTTGAGTACCGTAATGTACGCGACACGAAGTGTCCCGCTCACGTAAGTACCTAGTATAAGCGTTAGGCCCCTGAGCCAATCTTTCACGTAAAGAAGAGGTCCCGTAGCCCTTAATAATTAAAGGTGGGGGTTTGCTGTTAAGCACCTCAACTGAAGCGTGGATGTCCTGATAGGTAGGCAACAGGCCGTATGAGACTTCGAGAAAGGTACCTGAAAGGTCCCTAGCTTTTAATCTCCTAACGGCATGGTCAGAAAAGATGGGTTCTGTTAGTCCCCTCTTAATTGACCGGCTAATCTTATACAGCTTATTTGATACTGAGTAAATCGTTTGAAGCGACTTATTTGTCTCAGACAAAGCTACAGCAAGCTCAGCCGAACTACCAAGTTTAGACTTTAGGTCATCATATGCGACGATTCGTGCCTGGTTTACTGTCATGTGTGACAATAAGTTGGCATCGATATTAGCCGACGCTGGGCTGACCTCAGTCTGCGTCACCCGCATAAGTTCCCTAGAATCATAGGCTAACGGCCTATCGACAGGTTTAGCCTGTCGATACGAGTTCTTAAATCTATAGAACTCAGGTCTGTTAACTACGGTATTAAAGGGACCTGTTACTGGTAACGCCATCGTGAACTCCTGAGATGTTGTTTTTCTACTCCAGGAGCATCATACCTTGACTCTTTCTAAAGGAGCCATAAACCTAAGTGGAAGATATGAACACCGTCCTGAATAGGACTCGCC